TTAATATCTGGTAACGGTGCGCCTTGAGTGAATGCCATGGTTATCTCCTAGCCTTGCTTTTTTTCAGGTAATCCAACGGCGACTTTTTTGCCGGAGGAGGAAGGTCCTTCGGCTTGGCCGATCTATGATACGCCCTGATGGAATGCATCATTTCGTATAGTTTATCGCTTCCTGCCTTGGTTGAGCCGTTTCCGAGAGCCGCAACCACGTCAGCAGGGAAAACAAACTCACCATCGGCAAGCATGGCGGGTATGTCGTCAGACTGACCATCGCCGGGTCCCGTCACCGCGTCACCTTTTCTGAAGTCTAAGCGAGCCTTGCCAGAGTGGTTGATTACATTCAACCCACCCCCGGCGTATTTGCCGTATCGCGTACTGCCGCCGCCAGCCATCATGGGAACGGCAAGGCCGCCCTCTTTAGAGTATAGCAAATCACCACCAGAAGAGCCACCTAAAAGGTCGTTCATTTCTGGCTGCTGGCCATAAGCGAAATAATCAGAACTTTGCTGTGAAGGTGTTAGCGCATCTTGCATAGGTGCTCCCTGTTGATTTTGTTGCTGCGGCTGTTGAGGCTTGGGCACATAAGCGTTCTCTTTCACCATTTTGAGGTATTGATCAAGAGGCCCCTCAAATTTTGCCTCACCCGATGTTTTAAGTCCAATGTCTTTAGTTCCGGGTATGGTTTCATCTGTTCCGCCTGCGGCCGTCAATCCAGTTAAAGATAGGGCGCTTGAAAGGCTAGAGGCGGTTTTAGCCTGCGCCGCTTTGGCTTTGGCGGCCGCCTCTGCTTTTGCTTTTTCTGCCGCCTGCTGCGCTTGAAGTTGGGTAAGGTTAGTCTGCAACCCAGCCACACCAGCACCAATCTCTTTGATAGCTGTGTTTGTGGCGGTCTGGTAGTCCTGACCTTGCTGCATCAACTGATTAACTCGATCATTAAATTGAGCTTGAACATCGGCAAGGTTGATTTGCGTCCCAGTTCCTGTTGTGCCCGTCGTTCCTGTTGTTCCTGTTGTTGCGTTAGCAGCACCAGTGCTTTGTGTTGCACTAGCAGTGTCAGTAGCGCTAGTTGTTGCTGTTCCAACATTGGCGGCAGTATCTGTTGCACTAACAGCGTCAGTAGCGCCAGCAGTATTGGTGGCGCCAGTGGTTGCTGTTCCAGTATTGGCTGCGGTTTGTGTTGCGCCAGCAACGTCAGTATTGCCAACAACGTCAGTAGCACCAGTAGCATTGGTAGCGTTAGCAGTGTCGGTAGCGCCAGCAGTTTCAGTAGCGCCAGCAGTATCGGTAGCACTAGTAGTACCAACAGTGTTAGTAGCACCGATAGTATCGGCGGCCCCAGTAGTGCTAGTGGCCCCAGTAGTACCAGTAGTACCAGTTGTACCAGTAATACCAGTTGTACCAGTAATACCAGTGGTATCAGTAATACCAGTGGTATCAGTGGTATCAATGATTCCTGTTGTTCCTATTGTTCCTGTTGTATCAGTGGTTCCTGTAGTTCCAGCAGTGTCAATAACAGCAGTATTTTCAGTTGTATCAGCGGCTCCTGTAGTATCGGCTGCTGTCGTATCTCCACCTGTAACGTCTACATTTACAACATCTCTATTATCTACATCTACAGGAGTAAGAGGTGTTAAATCTTTTGCCGCATTTTCTTGCCTTATTCTCTCCGCCTCAGATATTGGTGCCTGATAATCTTTCCCTGTAACTTTTTTGTATTCAGCTTGCAAGTTGGAATCGTTTGGAGTTTGTAATAACGCCTCCTCCAACGCCTTTGAATAATTAGCATCCATTGCAACACCAGCAAAACCATAAGTATTGGTGTACTCGTTAAAAGCTCGAGCTAAGTTTGGATTCTTGGCAAGTGCAATTTGAAACTTTGGATCGTTAGCAGCAAATGCGGAGCCAAGTCTACTTGTGCCTGTAGAAGCATCGGTTGAAGTTGCGGGCAATGCCTGTGCGGTAGAAGACTGTGCAAAAACATCTTGCATGGCTGCATTTAAAGCAGTCCGCTCGTCTGATGTCAAGTTGGACTGATTTAGCTCGTTCATTAAAGATGATCTTGCATCTTGAGATTTAGCAAATGCAGTATTAAAAATTGAATTTTCGTCAAAGCTAACTTGTTTTCCGCCAGCGTCTTTAAAGTCAATTTTGTTTTGATCTACGCCAGCAGCGTTAGTAAACGCTTGTTGGCCGTCTTGCATAAACCTACCATCGGCGGTCAACGTCATGCCGTTGTTTAAGAGCCAATTGCCTGCCTCGTCTTTGCCCGTGGCTTTGATTGCACCAGAGTTCAGGGCGTCAATAGTGGCGTTGCGCGTTGCCACCTCAGCCAATGCTTTGGTGTAGTTCTCATTAGCGGTGTCTGCCGCTGCTTTTGTTTTGGACCAAGCCGCGTACTTGGTTTCGTACTCCTTAGCGGCCGCCATTGCCTTTGCAGCTAGGTTAGTTCCGTCTTCATTGGGGGCTTCAATGTCGCTTTTAATTGCTTGTAACTCTGCAACTTTTTGAGGTAACAATTTGTTTTCTGACTCAATATAGTCAATTAAAGGTTTATTATCTTCATATAGCTTTTTAGCAGCTTCGCTATTCATTTCAATATATCGTGCTGATTCATTTACTACAGCCGCCCTCTCATTCATGCCCTTCGCAAGCATATTCATATAATCGGTTTTCCCCCAAAAATTTAATGGGGCATAACGATCATAGTACTCTTTCCATTGATCGTATGAATTTTTCCAAGTATTATAATAACCTTTAGATTCTTCTATCCAGACGCCAAGCTGATCATATTGAGTTTTAAACGGGGTATATTTTTCTGTAATTGCTTTTTGTAAATCAGAGTCTCTTTGAATAATAGACTGACGCAAGTTTTCCGCCTCAACCGCCTTGCTATCAAGCTCTGCTTTGTAAGTAGTAAATTTATCCTGAGCTTTTTGAGCGGCCTCTGTATCGGTTGTTAAGTTTACATAAGCGTCTTTGGCCATGCGAGACACTTCAGAGCCAGCCATGTTGACGCCAGCGTATGCAATATAGTTACCTACGGTTTGAGCTGGGTCGCCCTTGCCAGACACCAGCGTGTTAAGCGCTGTGCTGGCTGCGCCTTTCATAACATTTAAGGCTGTTGGACTAAATCCCCAATTGGGGTCTTTGTTGACGGAGTTGAAATAACTGTCTGTAGAAGAGTAAATAAGGCCAGAAGTAAATCCAGAAGACACCCCCTGAGCAACACTCTTGCCTGTTAAGGCGGCGTTGATACCTCCGATTACGGAGGAGTTCAATGCGGCGGATGAGGCATTTGCAACCGACACCGCTTGATCGGGTGATAGGTTAAAGTTTTCCATAGCCCAGTCGGTTATGTCACCAGAGGGCATATTTACGGCGTAGTTTTTAATGTCTGCGCCAATTTGAGTTCCAGTCATAAGCTCTGATGACGCATAGGACAGGGCGGCACTCTTAGCCATATCGCCTATGTTTCCACCTCTAGCTCCTGCAATAACTGCGGCTGTTACGTAAGGAGGAACACCAAAACTTGCTCCAACCACCTGTGCAACAACAGGCAAGGGGTCTCTTAAAATGGCCTGAACAGTATTAACGGCCGTGTTGAAAGTATTCGTTGCAAGATTATAGGCGCTCCCAAGCGGGTTTCCTATATCAATTCCAGTATTATCTTTAAGCCATCCCATTATTCACCCCTTGGTTCACCAGTGGTGAACGTAAACATTTTAGAGGTTGAATCATAATTAGATTCTGCACCTTCAAACTTACCTTTTTTAAGAGCAAGCTTTAATGCTTTTAAAGCCTCGGGTGTTATGTGCGCAAAAAGTTTATCAAAGCCCATTTTTCTTGCTGATTGAATAAACTCAATGATGTTGTTGACGTAGTTTTCTCCCGTATCGCCGTTATAACCACGAATAAACCCTGTTCTTTTTGGAAGGGCGGCAATTGTGAATAGAGTGTTGCCAGCCCTTACTCTAAGCAGTTTTGGGTCACTGTACTCTTTAAGCATAATGGTGTACGACAAGCGCTCAGGCGTGATATTTGCTTTTTTAGCCGCGGCCTTGCACATCTCTAGGCCCTGCTTGTACTCATGCGCAGCCACCAAAAATATGTCATTAGGCTGAAGCATGTGTTCTTTTGAGCTGACTGGGTGAATGCCGATCATGCTGGTATCTCCAAGTAACGGCTATCGTCCACTTTGTTAGGATGAAAATTAGGCAAGTAAATCTTGAGCATAGGAATAAACACCTTGGTTGTCATGTGCCACGACCAATGAGCAAGATCAGTCCAGTCCTTTAGGCGCTTAAAGCTGACGCCCTTGAGTGTATAGACCACAATGAATTTGATGACGTAGGCTTGATTTTGCCTTGCAATTGCCCGTAAGTCAGCATCTGAATAACCTAAACTGCGCCAAAGGTCGATAGCAAGGTCCTTGTGGCCAATCTCTTCGCGTGAATGCCAAGCAAACAATTTGTGCTCGCGCCCAGAACAATTTCCGTGCAGGTCAAGAATCATTCGGCCAATGCAGGCCGCAAGGTGCTCAATAGAAACCATAGCCCCAAGCCAAAGCTTGTTACCGGGGCGGCGGTGAATGATGGAGGCCTTGTCAAACTCAAAGTTCGCCTCTTGAGTCAACCCAGCGCGGGCATTGTAGGCTTCGTGTGCGCTTGCGTGGGCCAGCTCCTCCTTGATGAATTGATCAAGGCGTTGCGATAGTTCTTTGTCATGCAGGCTCGCTAGGTGGTGCTTTGCAACAGACACAAAAGCCTTCTCCCACGCAGGGAAAAGAATGCTCAAACCGTTATAAAAACGGGTATAGACCTGTGAATCATTGCACCAGTTCATGTTGTTTGCACCGCTGGGTTGACTGCCGCCACCATAGCCTCCGCCCAATAGTACCAATCTTCGTACTGATCGGTTCGTGGCGTTGCCTCATTAGAAAATACGTCGATTGCGTTTAGGCCATTTCCCCAAACTCTCCAATCCGTATGCTGCGTTGGTATTTCCAACTGTTGAGCCGCATACAGCTCGCACATAAGCGACGCCCACGACTCAAACGTGTGATAGCGCGGGTCATAAACTTGAGCAGGATTAAGGGCCATATGGCCTCGCGTCGCCAATTTCGGCGCTTAATAAGAGCTTACCGAGCTGATAGTCACCACCAGCCACGTTTGAAATAAACTTAAGTCTCAACTCTCTTCGCTGCTCTCGCATGTCAACTTTGCCAGTATTGGGTCCAAAAACGTACGGGTCAGACTCTTTATCGGCGCCTTGAGCAAATGGAGGGCCAGTCACTATTAAGGACATATCACCAGACTGAACAAAGTCAGGCTCCACGCGCTCTAAACGCAGCCATCTGTTTTGGCCATCTGGGGTAGGCTGTGATGGGCCTCCAGAGACCAATCCTAGGTCGTTAGTCTCAAAGTAGCTCTCAATGGCACTGACGTTCTGCCCGTTGATGGCGTCTGTTCCAATCTCATGTTGGAGAATTTCAATTCTGTTCTCTGGTGTAGAGAATGTAAGAGGCACTGTGGCCGTTGCGGTGGCCGCGGCAGACATTTTGACGGCTTGTGCATACAAAGTTGCAACAGGAATAGAAAAACCAGCACCAGCTCCGCCCAGCTCAGTATTGGATGCGCTCAGAGCATTCCCCACTTGGTAGCCAGCGCCTCTAGATGTTACGGTAACGGCTGTTACAGCACCCCCAGAAACGGTTACAGTAGCCTTTGCGCCGCTTCCGCTGCCACCAGTAAGGGTGACGTTGGTGTAGGTGCCGTTGACGTATCCTGTGCCCCCCGTAATCGCTCCTAATGTCTTAATGTTGCTGGTGGTGATGGTAGATACATAAGCGCCTGTAGGAATTCCTGATCCAGAAATAACTAACCCTAAAACAATTGATGTGTTGTAGGTGTCAAGGTACAGAAAAGTGTTGCCGTTTGTGGTGTTGAATGTGTCGGTAAACACAATTTCAGATGGGGAGGTTTCCCAATTGGCTTGTACAGGGAAGCGAAACACTTGCGAGAAGTAACCCGCCGAACGGCGAGCGCCTAAAGCTTGGCCAGCGTCGTACCAAGTGTTTTCTCGAGTGTTGTAGACAATAGCGTCAGTACACTCAGTTGCGTCACCTCTAGGATAGAACCACCAAACCTCACCAAAACGCGGGACTTTGCTGACCCAAACTTTTTGCCTTTGGCTGTAGTTTAGGTTGTCAAAAAAGTAGTTCTGGTTCATGTTGTTAGGAATTTCCTTAACAACGCCGTTGTACATCAAGAAACGGTCTACTCCGCACCAGTAGTAAACACCGTCGTATTCAATTGCGGATTGGCTGGACAGAATGGAAGATTGCGAGCTGATGATGTCGTAGCGCCAGTATTGCGGGGGTGTTCCAGCTCCTCCGATATAGGACACGCGAATTAGGCTATCAAGGCTCCAAAACAGCCCAGAAGGCGCGTTTGATCCACCCCTGACGGGCAACCCCTGCACAATCTTTCCTGTGGCCACGTTAACTGCATTGGTGTCTGCGGAGACCCAGTCTTGAGCGTTGCCAGCGGAGCAGTTCTGAATCAGCCCATTGTTGCCGTAAACAAAGACGTAAGGGTGAAGCGACACCACCCCACCAGATACGCTAATGTTGTTGCTGAAGGTGGCCGCAACCACTCCAGCAGGGACCGCGTTGGACAGAGTCACGGTGGTTGTAGAGACAGAAAGTACAGTAGTATTAGCTGGGATGCTGGTTCCCGTAACTGTTTGGCCAGCTCCAATCAATAGGTTTGAGGCCGCAATTGTCACCACGGCAGTGCCAGTAGAGGTGATGGTATCGGTAAACGTGCCAATTTGTGACATGGTCGTGCCATTTATGTCACCGATTAGGACAGGCGTATTGGCGTCATTGTCAATCGACGCGAGGTTTTGACCCGGATGCGCAAGCAGCGATTGCACCCCAGCACCAGCAACGTCATAGAAACCATCAAACTGCCAAAGGTTAAGGTTGGAGGCAGTAAAGTTTGACAGCGTAAAGTTGCTAACCCCAGCTCCAATGCCGTTATCGTCAATAGTCAGCACTTGCAGACCATTGTTATAACCACTGAAGATGTAATTAAATGCGTTCTGAGCGTTAACCCAAATGCCCCTTGATGGGCCTGTTAGTTGATCGGAAATGACACGATACCCGCCCATTTTTCTAGGGCGCCCGCGCTGAAACCTTACCCAGCGACCATCATTGTAGAACTGCTTATCAAAGGTGGTTCCGTCCCGCTGGACGCCGGGCATGGTGTCAAGTGCAAAGACTTTTGCGGTCATTAGAACACTCCGCCAGAGATACCGCCCGTAAAGGTTCCCGTTCCAGAAATTGTGAGACCAGCAGAGGATAAGCCAAACAACTTAACGCCAAGGATGGCCATACCCAATTCACCTGAAGTTGGCCTATATATACCAGTTGAATTTTCAGAAGCGAAGTTAAGAGAAGGCGCCGCTACGGTTCCGTTGACCAATGACACATTCAAGGCACCCGCAGCGATTGTGGAGGCGTTTAAAAGGTTTACAGAGTCGCAAAGCAAGATAACTTGCTCACCAGCAGGGACGGTTGCAGTGCCGCCTCCAGCGCCTGTGGTAAAGGTAATCTGATAGCCCGCACCCGTACCATTAGTCTGGTTGGTGATGTAGTAAACCTGAACGGTTTGCGGAAGGGTAACCGTTACGTTACCGCTTAAGGTTCCCGTGTACTTCTGTACTACGTTTGCGGCCTCAGCGGAGGTTAAAGTGTAGCTGCCAGATGTAACAGCTTTGGTAAGCTGCGTAAAATTGAACTGAGTACTGCGTCCAAGACCGACGGTGTAGAAAGCCAAGCCAGAGCAGCAGATAAAGCAGGAATCAGAAGGCTGCAGAGAGATAGAAGCGGCGCCATTGATTAAATCTCCACCAGAGGGGGAAACGGTCAAAGTGCCAGTCCCGCTATTACGCAGCATCATAAACCAATCGTTACCTAACGTAACGGCTGATGTAAGCGTTAAGGTTCCTGCGCCATCATTCCAAACATAGTAAGAAGCACGATCAGAAGCTATCGCGGTATAGGAAGAAGAGAATGTGGTGACGTTGTGTGCCGCGTTTAGGGTATTGGTGATGGCCTTTAAGCCGTATCCAGCCAAGGCGCCAGCGTCTACGTTAGAGGAGCCTACGCCAAAGGCAATGTTGCCCCACGTTCCCGCGGTAGTAGCGTTGGTGGTGATGTAGATGTACCGTGCGGCGCTGGGGGCCACGCTTGCAATTGAGTTGCCGTCGTAGTCTTTAATGGTAACGGTGTTGGCGCCGACGTTTCGTATTAGAGCGTCCGAGCCTACAGAGGCCTGATTGGCAGGCGGCATGGACAGGGACAGGCCAGCAGCGGTGGCCGTAACGTCCATAATGCGCGCAACGGCGTTGTCGATCGCGCTGCCGTTGATTGGCCAAGACAGGGTCGTGTTAACAGAAATTGAGACGGACCTATAGGACACGTCAGTCGGCTGTATCACCTGACCCGTAAACGGACTGGTAAAGCTCATTATGAATCCCTCACAATAGCCTGACGATCAGCCGCACGAGTGACGTTTTCTGTCTTCAGGACTTCAATAATTTGGCTGTAATTCTGCTGCCACATAGGCATGCGCTCGTCGTTCTTAAGGAACGGCATGGCCTGCAACAGAGTCCCGTACAGCAGCGCCTGTGGGGCGTACTGAGTAAACCAATTGGACTGGTTTGCGGAGTCCAAGGGCTGGACCCTTTGGTAGTACAGGACCTCGTAGGAGTAGTCGTCGTCTGGCGTAGGACCCACGAGCCAGTGCTCATAGTCGTAGTCGCAGAAGTACAGAGGGGCGTCCTCCTGAGCTGGGTCTGGCCAGTACTCACGGATGTACTCGTATGTGCGCAGGAGGATAGGGCGGCGCTTTCCAGCCACGGTGACGTTCATGGACACAGTCTTGCGCCAACGTGCAGGCTTGGGAATGACGTTCTCGCCCTTGACTAGGGTACTTTCAACCACCTGAAGGTTGCCCAAGAACTTAATTTCGGACGCAATGATCTGCTCCGCAAGCATGATAAACTGCGGAATCTTTTCGAGCGTCTGCGTGTCAGTGCGCTCCAAATACGTTTGGATGTCATTGACCAGCGAGTCATAGGTCATCACGGCTGCAACCGTCACAATGCATCCCCTTTAAAGTATTTGGCTATTTTATTATGACTTCAGGATAAAAACAACGCCCGTTCGTCAATTCTTCGGTTCTGAAGGCCTTTGAGTATTTTACCCCCAGCCATACAGTACTTTAGGAGTTCTTCCGCGGCTCCTTTGAAATCTCCTCTAAGAGCCTTCTGACGCAACGTGCTTCGCTGTAATGTGCCCAAACCAACATTAAAGCTAAAGCTAACAAGAGCATCAAACTGACCTTGGGTAAGGGGTACGGGAACATACTGTGCCACACCCCGCTCAAAGCGAGCCAAATCTGCGCGAAGAATTCCATCTACTTCCTCCATCGAAAAGGTCCGATTATCCTCTTCTTTAAGGGGGAAGGACATTCGGTCCTCTATCTTGAGTTTACCCTGTTCTGGGTACAAAACGTGGCCCACACCGACAGTCCAGAGCCGCGCCGGGCATCTATATGGCTTCTGTCGTACGCCTTCATGGTGCATCACCGTCTTGATGGCTTTGGCGCTGACGTTCATTTCCCAAAGGCTCGGCCACCAAAGTGGAATGCCACG